TGAAATCCGCGAAATGCAGGTGCAAGACCTGGAAGTGCGCGAGGCTGGCAACGGCGCTGTGTTCTCAGGCTATGCGGCTGTGTTCAATTCCGACTCTGAGCCGCTGCCCTTTGTTGAGCAGATCCGCCCTGGTGCTTTCCAGCGCACACTTGGCGCGCGTAACAACGTGAAGATGTTTGTGAACCACGACGACACCATGGTGCTTGCTTCTACTCGCTCAGGCACGCTGCGCCTGTCGGAAGATGGACGCGGCCTGCGCGCTGAGGCTGACTTGCCTGACACCACCTACGCGCGTGACCTCGCTGTGTTGCTGCGTTCGGGCGTGGTGGATTCAATGTCCTTTGGTTTCTCTGTTCCGCGCGGCGGCGACGAGTGGAGCCAAGACGGTCAGCGACGTTTCCTCAATGAGATCCGCCTGCACGAGGTGTCAGTGGTCACTGGCTTCCCTGCGTACGAGGCAACCAGCGCGACCATCCGCAAGGCGCAGATCCTTGCCCAGCGCACACAGACTGACGCTGATGCCTTGGCTGATGCGCTTACTGCGCTTGAGTCTGGCAATGAGCTCAACGATGACCAAGCATCGCTGCTGGTTGATGTGGTTGAGCGTCAGCGCGTCAAGGCCGATGAGCCGCAGCAAGACAACGCAGAACTAATCAACGTGCTGCGTGACAAGTTGGAGTTGCTGGCTAAGGCCATCTAAAAAGTTTCGTCAGTAGCGGAGCCGCGCTGACGGTCGGGATTGCGGAGCCGCATCCCATTGTCCCCCTGCGTACAACCTTCCAATATCTAGGAGAACTAATGACGGATTACGTCAAGACCCAGATTGAGGAACGCGCCAAGGCATATGAGGCGGCTAAGGAAATCCTTGACCGCGCTGCTGCTGAGGGCCGTTCACTCGACGCTGCTGAGCGTGAGTCAGTAGACCGCGCGTTTGCAGACATGGACCGCCGCAAGGCGATCATTGATGACATGCGCTCGCTTGAAATGCGTGAGCGTGAAGTGGCTGAGGCTACTGCTGCCCACGCTGAAGCGCGTGCGGTTTCCACTGTTGCTCCCGTGCAGACCGATGCGGAAATGCTTCGTTCGCTTGCTCGTGGTGAAGTTCGCTCGCTCAACTTTGAGAAGCGCGATGTCAGCACCAGCAGCACTGGCGCTCCTGTGCCGACTTCGTTCTACGACCGCATCATGGAGCTTGCTCGCTACACCGGCCCCATGCTGGAAGTTGCAACGGTTATCAACACCGCTGGTGGAGAGTCCCTGCAAATCCCGCGGACGTCGGCCTACTCGGTTGGTAGCGTCACCTCTGAGGCTTCGGCTATTGGTGAGAGCGATCCCAGCTTCCAAGCGTTCCTCACCTTGGGTGCGTTCAAGTATTCGTTCCTGACCCAGGTTTCTCGTGAAATGATCGAAGACGCTGGCGTGGACATCTTGGGCTACCTCGGAACCAACGTTGGTCAGGCTCTCGGCTACGCGGTGAACGCTGCGCTGACCACGGGCACTGGCACGGTTCAGCCCAACGGCATTGTGAACTCGGCTGGCTCGGGTGTCACTGGCGGCACTGGTGTCTCCGGTGCGTTCACCTACGACAACGTGGTGGACCTGATCTACTCGGCTGACGCTGCTGCTCGTCGTCTGCCTGGCTTCGCTGTGATGGGTAATGGAAAGGCCATTGCAAATCTCCGCAAGCTCACCAGCCCTGGTGGAGACTATGTGTTCCAGCCTGCACTTGCAGAGGGAACGCCTGACCGCGTGCTGGGCTTCCCGTTGATCGAGAACCCTGCAATGGCTGATCCGGCAACTTCTGCCAAGTCGCTCATTGCTGGTCACCTCCCGTCGTACATGGTGCGTCAGGTCGGTGGCATCCGCCTGGATCGTTCCGATGACTTCGCTTTCTCAAGCGATCTCGTGACGTTCCGTGCGACCTTCCGTGTGGACGGTGGCTTGCCGCAGTCCAGCCATGTGAAGTACTTCATCGGTAACGCTTCCTAGTCCGATGATCTAACCCCTGAGGAGGGGTCGCGGCGCGCAGGACGCGGCCCCTTCTCAGGTCTCCAAACCCTGCGACCGAAAGCCTGCGACATGAAAAACGCCAAGCGATCTGGCAACCCTGCACGACGCGCAAGTGCTGGCAAACCTAAGGCAGTCCTGTGGGCAAGCAATAGCCCATGGGCGACTACTGGTTACGGCACACAGACGGCGCAAGTTACGTCACGCATGAAGGCTGACGGTCATGCCCTAGCCCTTGCCAGCAACTATGGCCTAGAAGGAACTGTCCAAGAGTTCCAGGGCATGAAACATTTTCCGCGCGGCTTTGATCTTTACTCCAACGATGTAACGCCAGCGCACATGGCTGCCTGGCAGCATGAGCACCCAGACCTTGATCCACTGCTCATCACCCTGTTTGACGTATGGGTATTCAAGGGCAAGCAGTGGGACATGGTGGACAACATCGCATCATGGGTCCCCATTGACCACCAGCCTGCACCGCCTGACGTTGTGGAATGGTGCAAGCGTGACAACGTGACGCCAATCGCCATGTCTCGCTTTGGTGAGAAGATGTTGCAGGATGTCGGCGTTCAGTGCTACTACGCGCCGCACGCCATTGACACCAACCTGTTCCAGGCAACCGACAAGATCGAACTCGCCAGCGGCATGGTTGAGGCGCGTGAGTTTATGGGCGTTCCCAATGACGCATTTGTGGTCGGCATCAACTCAGCGAACAAAGGTGGACAGCACGGACTGAACCGCAAGGCGCTGCCCGAAATGTTTTTGGCCTTCGCCATGTGGAGCCAACAGCGCACGGACGCTGTGCTGTACGTCCACACTGAAGCCAAGGGCGCAATGGGCGGCATTGACTTGCACTACCTTGCCAAGGCTTGCGGCATTGACCCCAAGCGCATTGTGTTTGTGGATCAATACATGCACCGCCTGGGCATCCCCAATCAGGCCATGGCTGCGATTTACACAGGCATGGATGTGCTGCTGCAAGCCTCACTTGGTGAAGGCTTTGGGATTCCGGCAGTCGAGGCGCAGTCCTGTGGCACGCCTGTCATTGTCTCCAATGCAACGGCACAGCCTGAGCTCGTCGGCGATGGCTGGCTAGTCGAAGGTCAGCCTGTATGGGACGCAGCACAAAAAGCCTGGTGGGTCACCCCTGGTATTCCTTCAATCATTGAGGCACTTGAGAACGCCTACCAACGCGGTCACGGCAGGTCACCCAAGGCGCGTGAGTTCGCACTTGAGTACGACGCTGACACGGTTTATGCAAAGTATTGGCGGCCTATCTTGGCGGCGCTGTGATACCAGCCATGGTTGTGCCTGTGCTGACTGCACCGCACTTGCTGTATCGCATGGTGGGCAGCATTGACTTTCCCGTGGCGCACCTAATCGTCATTGACAACGGGCGCTGCGTGGACCCTGCACAAGTACCGTGGCAGGACAAGGTGGACAGGTTCAGCCTGCTGCCGATGCCTGCAAACATGGGTGTTGCTGGGTCGTGGAACCTGGGCATCAAGTGTTCCCCGTTCGCTGACTACTGGCTCATTGCCAACTTTGATGTGATCTGGCCGGCTGGCTCACTTGAACTGTTTCACACTTACGCATCGCGCGCGTTCCTCACGCTGTCGGCTGGCGCTCCGCCATGGTGTGCTTTTGCTATCGGCGAGGAAGTCGTGCAGACCGTCGGCCTGTTTGACGAGTCCTTGCACCCTGCCTACTTTGAAGACAACGACTACCAGACTCGATGCCGCGCGGCTGGCATCCCAGTCGTGCTGAGCGATGTGCCTGTGCATCACGACAACTCCAGCACGCTCACGCATGGCTACCGCGACAAGAATCAGCACACCTTCCAGGCCAATGCTGAGTATTACAAGATGAAGCAAGAGCACAACCCTACGAGTGAGGGCCGCTGGTCCCTGGCTATCCGCAGGCGCAACTCATGGGACTAGCTGACTTCTGGAACGTGCATCAAGGCCAGACCATCTGGGTGCTTGGCTCTGGCGCTACGTTGCAACACACCGCGCCTGGATTCTTCGCCGACAAGATCGTCATTGGCACTAACTTTTCAGGCGTCATGCGTCCTGAGTGTGACCCCTACTCAGTCACACATCACCACATTGACGCAGACCGCATCGCCGAGATGCGCCCTGACTGCCTGGTGTTCACGCCGACAGTCGAGCAAGTGCCACCTGAGGATCGCAGCCCGAACAGGGCAACGTCACCCAACGTGGTGTTTGTGCCCACGACTGACCAGCACTACGCCAGGTTCAATCCGTTTGACCATTGGCCCACAGATGATGACCGCCTAGTCGTTGGCCCCACATCGCTGCACATGGCAATGCACCTGGCGGTCTACATGGGCGCAGCACACATCATGCTGGTGGGCGCTGACTGCGGCGAGTTTGACGGACGCTCACGCATTGACGGTTATCCCGATCCTGACGGTCACCTGCACTTTGGCATCTGGACGCGCAGTCTTGAAGCGATGGCGGCAAAGATCCGCAGTCTTGGTGTTGGTGTTCACTCATTGAATCCCTGGGTGACACCGCGCCTGGAAGGTCACCGCTATGACACAGAGGGGCTGACCATCAATGGATGACAAGACGATGCTCGCAGCCCTTGACATAACTCTAGATCAACTCACGCGCCGTAAGGCAAGCCAAGAGGAAGTGCGCCAGGCCGTGCGCAACCTGTTGAAAGATTGGACACCAGATGACGCTCTACGCCAGCACAGCGCAGATCAAAGCCGCGCTACGCATCACGGATTCCGTAGACGATTCCTTGATTTCCATGGCTGGCTCCGCAGCGTCCGAACTCATTGATGGCTACTGTGGTCGCTCATTTGGCACAGTGACCGAGGCGCGCTACTTCGCTACTGATGACGCCATGGTGCTCCAAGTGGATGACATCGCCACGACTAGCGGCCTGATTATCCAAACCAGCGACTATGACCCACCGCAATGGGAAGTCACCTGGGGCACAGACGATTACCAACTTGAACCGTTGAACGGCAAGAGCGAGGGACTGACCTGGCCCTACACCAGAGTGCGCGCCATCGGCGACTACCTATGGCCTGGCCTGGTCGGTGAAGTCGGCGTCAAAGTAACCGCCACCTGGGGCTGGCCCAGCGTGCCTAGCGTCATCACACAGGCAGCAGTGATCCAGGCTGCGCGTATCTTCAAGCGTCTTGAGTCTCCCCTCGGTGTGACGTTCGGTGAACTCGGCGCGCTGCGCGTCACCAGCCGCCA